TTATGGAACACGCTCTCACTTGCAGGTGGTTCGCGCGCTGACTCTTTACTCTTTGGCATTACAACTGCCGGTGTTAAATCGCAGCAAGATGGCAAAGACACATTGTGCTACTCGCTCTATCAATACGGTCAGCGATTAGTTAAGAAAGAACAAAGTGATAAGACGTTCTTCTTTGCCTGGTGGGAACCTACAAGGCCAGAGGGTGATCATCGTGACGAGTCTTTGTGGTTTCAAAGTAACCCTGGGCTGGGAGATATTTCAGATTTAGAGGAGATGCGTTCTGCGGTATTGCGAACACCAGAGGCAGAGTTTCGCACAAAGCGCGTCAACTGTTTTGTAAGTACGCAGACCGCGTGGCTTCCAACTGGTGCATGGGAGGCGCTAGAGGATAAAGATAGATTCCCTGAAGTTGGCGAAGATGTAGTTCTCGCCTTTGATGGAGCGTTCTCCAATGATTCAACTGCGCTGATTGCGTGGCTACTCGGTGGCGATAAACCACACTTAATGGTTGTCGGATTATGGGAAAGGCCAGAGGATGCAGAGCAAGGTTGGCACATCCCCGTTGCCGAAGTCGAGGCGCAAATCATCAGCACCTTTAGAGACGAGCGATACAGCGTGCGAGAAATCGTCTTTGATCCTGCAAGATGGCAGCGAACTTTTATGGTACTTGACGAGGAGGGACTTCCCGTTGTCAGCTATCCGAACAGTGCTGAACGCATGGTTCCAGCCACGCAGAAGTTCTTTGAGGCCGTAGTCAATCAATCATTTACACATGATGGAGATGAGCGTCTTGCTCGTCACATCGCTAACTGCGTTACCAAGCAATCATCGCGTGGAGTAATGGTGGCTAAGGCATCATCTAGGCGCAAGGTGGATGCAGCAGTTGCAGCCATCTTTGGCTATGACCGAGCAACGCAACCAGTTGCACCGAAGCCACCAGTGCCTCGGTTCTTTTCAATTCAAGTTTAGGAGAGCAATGAGAAAACTACTCAAGCGTTTTGATTTGAGTCTAGCTCTAGAAGTGTGCGGTCTTTCCCTAGTCACTTATGGATTATCTAACTACTCCAAACCTCTCGCCTGTATTGCACTCGGTGCATTCCTTGTGTGGGCAACTGAGAAAGGCGCGTGATGAGTTTATCTAAACGATTAGGCGCGCCAGGGGAGAAGCGCAACCAGCAATGGGTTGAACCGTTGATCCCTGCGCGCCCTGCGTACTCCTCTGTTTCAGGTATCGAAGTCACACCCTCATCTGCAATCAGAATGTCAACGGTCTATGCCTGCGTTCGCTTGCTCGGTGACACAATCTCATCTCTGCCAGTGGGAGCCTATGTGCGCCGAGGTCGCGCACGCATCTCATACAGCGCCGCCTATGGGCAAACCCCTGATTGGGTCAACCGCCCTAACCCTGAAGCCTCACGCCTTGAGTTCTTTGAGCAGGTATTGGCATCCCTTAACCTTAACGGCAACGCATTTATCCTCACCGTTCGTGATGACATCGGCGAGGTGCAAGAGCTTTATTGCATCAACCCTGAATACGTCAAGATTAAACGCCCATCACCGAATGAAGCCGTTGTTTATGAAGTGCGCATCTCTGACACCGATGACTCAAATGACTACGCGCAAAGCACAAACACTTACAAGACGATGCTGCTGACCAAGAATGAGATGCTGCATATTCCTATGTTTAGATTACCTGGTTCGCTCTACGGCCTCGGCCCAGTCGCAGCCGCACGCCTGACTCTAGGTGGAGCGATGGCGGCAGAGACTTATGCCGCAGCCTATTTTGGAAACGCAGCTAACCCTGGCGGTGTCATTGAATACCCTGGCGATCTCACCGAAGAGCAAGCATCTGACATTGGCCGTGATTGGAACATCTCACATACTGGACCTTATCGCGCAGGCAAGATTGGCATCCTCTCAGGCGGTGCATCATTCAAACCGCTTTCATTGAACGCGGCTGACGCACAACTTTTAGATTCACGCAGATTCGGCATTGAAGAGGTCGCGCGTTTATTTCGTTGTCCGATCAGCCTTCTAGGTCATCCTGTTGCTGGCGCGATGTCTTACGCATCTGTTGAAGCGCAGAACTTATCCTTTGTCCAACACAGTCTGCGCCCATTACTTGAGCGACTAGAACAATCTCTTTCTAATTTGCTACCTGAGAAAGATGGATTCATAAAGTTTAATTTAGATGCACTCCTTCGTGGCACAACCATTGAACGCTACGATGCCTACCAGCGCGGCTTACAGCAGGGTTTCTTATCTCTAAACGATGTGCGAGCAACTGAGGACTTGTCGCCTCTTGGTGAGGCAGGAGACCAGTACAGAGTGCCATTGCAGAACATTGATGCAAGTGATGCAAAAGATGTTGGTTTGAAATTGCGCGCAGATATTGCAGCAAGTTTAATTGCATCTGGTTATGATCCAGCAGAAGTCGCAGTTGCAGTTGGTCTGCCTCCTATGACAAATACAGGACCAGTTCCTGCACCTCTAGCTCGAAATAATGAGGCAGATGATATGGAAAACCGAGAGGTACGCGCTGCATCTCCTGCGATGGTAGTCAATGTCCCTGATCCTGTAGTCAATGTGGCGGCACCGAATGTCACTATTGAGCCTGCAATGGTCATGCTTGAGTCACCTGTGGTCAATGTTGAAGCGCCAACTATCACAGTTGAGGCACCGACGGTCCAAGTCACTAACACGATTGAACGCAAGCGAATCAAGAAAACAATTATTCGTGACAAGGATCAACGTATCGAATCGGTGATTGAAGAGTTTATGGATGGTGAGCAATAATGGCGACAGGTTTAAGTGCTTATCTTGCAAACAAATATCTTGACGCGGTAGGCAACGCTACAAGTTTCTCTGTATCTCTTCCTTATATCAAACTCCATGTAGGTGATCCTGGCACTGTCGGTACTGCTAACGCCGCTATTGAAACAACACGTCAATCAGCAAGTTTTGGTAGCGCCGCAGGTGGCATTCTGACCTCTGACGCAAGTACCACATGGACAAATATCGCAGGCTCACAGACAGCAACTTTCTTTACAACATGGGATTCTGCAACTGCTGGCAACTTTCTATTTAGCGGAGTTGTTGACGCTAACCCTTACACAGCAGGAGACACGTTCACAATCACTAGCGGCTCTCTTGTGGTAAATCTAACCTTAGCGAGCTAGTTCATGGCTCAATTCGTTCTCAACACGGGCGTTCTTGATACCGACGTACTTGGCCCGATTGTCTTTGCAACATTCATCAGCAACCTAGACGACCTTGATGCAATCGCTTACGGTGCAATCAACAATCCGACAACTGCAACCGCAACTCTTGGAGGATTGGCAGCAACTGCAACACAATCATCAGGTGGTGCATCTGGTGGGATTAACTTCATACAACCTAACAAGTACATTCCAGAACCACCGCGCAAGATTGTCAAAATCTACGCGCAGTCCTTTAGCAAGTTAGGCAGATTGAAAGCCTCTGGTAAGACGCAAATTGATTTCTCAATTTTAGATGAAGATGATGAAGTTCTGTTGCTGCTGTGATTAAAACCCTCAAGGAGTTCTATGGCAAAGGTTGATCTGAGCGCGCCCTCTTATATGCGCGAGAATGCCAGCCTCGGTCTTAAATACTTGCGCGATGGTTTTGGTGGCGACGGATTGACCGATGGCACCAAGCAAGCTGCACGCGAGATGTCACAGGGCAGAATAAGTGAGAACAAGGTGCGCAAGATGGCAGCGTGGTTTGCGCGACATCAGGTTGACGGCAAAGCACCACAAAACTCAGACCAATCAGACTCTGGTTATCCAGGGCCAGGACTGGTCGCTTGGCTTCTCTGGGGTGGAGATTCCAACTTTAGCAATAGAGCGCAGGACTGGGCAGAGCGCAAAATTGAAGCGCTTAATGCAGAGTCTGACAACACACCGAGGAGCAATATGAAAAAGATTGAACGCCGCACTTTTACCGTTAAAGGTCTAGAGGCGCGCCAGAGCGATGATGGCTCAATGACTTTAGCGGGTTACGCAGCAGTCTTTAATGAGTCGAGTGTGCCATTGCCTTTCAAAGAAACAATCATGCCTGGTGCATTTCGCAAGACATTAAGTGAGACACCCGACGTGCGAATGCTTATCAATCACGAAGGATTACCTATCGCTCGAACAAAAAATGGCACTATGACTTTGATTGAAGATGAGCGAGGATTGTATTTTACAGCAGAACTTGCTGACACAAGCGATGCGCGAGATATTTACGCGCTAGTCTCTCGTGGCGACGTTGATCAGATGTCATTTGCTTTTAGAGTCATACGTCAGAAGTGGTCAGAGGATCGCACGCGTCGTATTCTTTCTGAAGTTTCTCTTGCCGACGGTGATGTTTCAGTTGTCACCTACCCTGCCTACCCAACTACCAGTGTTGAGGCAAGAGATAAACTCGTCCAAGCGATTGAGAAGGCAAAGACTGGCAGAGACATTACGCCAGAAGATATGGCTGTCCTTGACAACATACTCAGCGAGTTAGATTCTGGGCATGAATACATTATGCGAGCCTTCGAGTTAATGTCTAGTTTCATGGGCAAAGATGAAGCGATGTATGACGATGAAGATGAGGCAACGGTTGAGACACCTGAAACGCCTATTGAGGACACCTCTAGAAAAATCTCATTGCGACTAGCTCAAGCGTTAAGAAACAATCAATAGATTTCTGCAAGCAATTTGCAGATAGAAGTCGGAGCGAGACTCACACCCTTCAAGCGTCGTGAACCTCATCGCCACCACCTCACCACATCCACACTACATAAGGAGTTCAAATGTCATTTCTTGACAAAGTAATTGAGCGCCGTGATGAAGTAAAGGTTGAAATGGATGCAATCCTTGAGGCAGTAGCCACAGAGGATCGCACCGACCTTACAGATGAAGAGACCGCTAAGGTGGATACCCTCGTCGAAGAATCACGCGCACTCGATGTAAAGATTGAAAAGTTCAAAACACAGGCAGATGCTGACGCAAAAGCCAGTGAAGTTCGCTCATCAGTAGCATCAGTTGCAATGCCACGCAATGTCGGCGGTGCAACAATTACTACAGAGCCACGCACTTACACAGAGCGTTCAGGCAACTCCTTTATCAAGGATGCCTACAATGCTCAGTTTAAGAATGATTACAATGCAAACGAGCGCCTTGCTCGTCACATGAGAGAAGAAGCAATAGAGCGACGCGATGTTGGCACTGGCGCTTTTGAAGGACTTGTAGTTCCACAGTATCTTGTCGAATTTGCTGCCGCTATAGCTCGGGCTGGGCGACCATTTGCCGATGCTGGTACTAACAAGCACGTTCTTCCAGAAAACGGAATGACGCTCAATATTTCTCGTCAAACAACTGGTACAACAACTGCAATTCAAGCTACTGAGAACGCTGCAATTTCAGAAACTGATGCCGATGACACGCTATTAACTGTGAATGTCAGGACGATCGCTGGCGCTCAAGATATATCTCGACAGGCGGTAGAAAGAGGAACAGGCATTGATACATTCATTGCTCAAGACCTCATTCGTGCATGGCATACAAACCTTGACAATCAAATCCTAAATGGCGCTGGTACATCAGGCACCATTCTTGGACTCGATGCCTCTGGTGGAAACGCAATCACTTACACAACTGCTTCACCAACGATTGCACTACTGTATCCAAAGTTGGCAGATTCAATTAACCAGATTCAAACAAACGCATTTATGAACCCTACACACTGGGTCATGCACCCACGCCGTATGGCTTACCTGCTTGCTGGCATTGATGGTCAGAACCGACCACTTCTTGTACCAGCAGCAGCAGGTGCGATGAACGCAATGGGAACTGGCCCAGGCGCTCCACAATACGGAAACTCTGGATATTCCTTAATGGGACTTCCAGTGATCGTGGATGCTAACGTCACAACAACTGATTCATCTACACGCGACAAGATTTACTGTGTCACATTGGCAGAGAATCATCTCTGGGAGCAACCAGGCGCACCTTTCTCATTGCGCTTTGATGCAACTGGCGCAGGTAGCTTGACAATTAAAACTGTCATTTACGGCTACGCCGCATATTCAGCAGGTCGTTATCCACTTGCGAACTCAATCATCGCAGGAACTGGCTTAGCTGCACCAACCTTCTAGTCTAGAAGGCTTTTAGATTGTGTGGGAGCGGTTAAGACCCCCCGCTTAGCCGCTTCCACACTTCTTAGCAAGGAGACTTGATGAGTCTTAAAAAAGTATTGAAAAAAATCATAAAGAAAAAAGAAACAGCAACCGCACGCCCTGAATTAGAACGGGCAATGCTTCCTAAAGTTGAGACGAGGATAAAGCGTGGCAATAACTAACGGCTACTGCACCCTTGCAGAATTAAAAACATCACTTGCCATAACTGACAGCGTTGATGACACACCACTTGAGGCTGCAATCACCGCCGCTAGTCGAATGATTGATGACTACACAGGACGTTTCTTTTACGCAGATGGCACCAGTGCGGCACCGGTTTATCGCTACTACACCCCATACAATGATTACTCACAAGCCGTTGATGATTTTGTCTCAATTACAGCAATCGCAACAGATGAGAATCTAGATCAAACGTATGGAACTGCTTGGAGTGCAACAGACTTTCTGGTAGAGCCTAAGAACAATGTGCGCCGAGGATGGCCTTACAATCGCCTCATTGCCATTGGTCGCTACATCTGGCCTTCTGGTCTGCCACAGGCAGTACGCGTTTATGGCGTATGGGGCTGGCTTGCCACACCAGCAGAGGTCAATATGGCGACTCTCATTCAAGCCTCGCGCTTGTTTGTGCGCCGCCAGTCACCTTTTGGTATTGCAGGCTCACCAGATTTAGGAACGGTGCGTCTTAGCTCTCGCGTGGATGCAGATGTCGAAGTGCTACTGCGACCATTTCGCAAGAACAATGGCCTTGCTAAGTGATCCCTTCAAACGTGCGAGATGGTCTAAAAACTAATCTGCAAACGATTACGAATCTGCGCGTTTATGACCTTATTCCTGAAATACCAACACCGCCCTGCGCAGTCGTCGGGCAACTAGATTTCACATTTGATATTGACAACGCGCGTGGCTTAGACCGCGCCGAGGTTGATATTTATGTGATTGTGCAACGCTTTTCAGAGCGCGCAGGTCAAGATTCATTGGACTCATTCCTACGAGGAACTGGTGCCACATCTATCAAGACCGCTCTAGAAGTAGATCGCACATTAGGGGGAGCAGTTAGTACCTTGCGAGTCACAAATGCGCAGTCTGGCACTTATGAGTCACAGGGCAATTCATTTCTTTCATACCGCTACAGCCTCACAATCTGGGGATAGGAGAACTCATGTCATACAAAAACACTTCAGATCGAGAGGTCTGCGGCAAAAAGCCAGGGGAATCAATAACGGAAAAAGAACTCGCCGATTATGGAGCCAACATTGATGCACTTATTGATGCAGGAACTATCAGCACATCTAGCACGTCTTTCAAATCCGTCGTCAATGAATCAGGAGCATAAATCATGGCCCGTATCGTTCTAACAAATATGTCAGTGACCGTAGGTGCAGTTGATCTGAGTGCATTTATTACAGCCGTCACAATCGAATCTGCCGTTGAAGCGGTAACTACCACAGCAATGTCAAGCACTGGCCTAACAAGTCAAATTGCTGGCTTAAAAACTAATACACTTACATTAGACTTTCATCAGGATTTTGCAGCATCATCTGTCGAAGCTACTTTGTTTCCACTTATCGGAACTGCAACAACAGTAGTCGTAAAGCCTGCTGCTGGCTCAACTGCGGTTACAAACCCTCAATACTCAATCGCTGATGTGCTTGTGACATCCTGGACACCACTTAGTGGTGGCGTGGGCGAATTAAGCACTGCCAGCGTGACTTATCCTTGCGGAGCAATCACTAAGACAGTCGTCTAAATGCCACTACTCGTTCTCAAAAATGCGTATGTAACTATCGCGGGAGCGAGTGGTACCGTTGACATAAGCGATCACGTGAGAAAAATTGAAATCTCATCAACCTACGACATCATCGAGACTACAGTTTTCGGAGATGTCAGTAGGCGGCGCATCGCTTCACTAGCTGATAACCAACTCTCACTTGAGTTGATACAAGACTTTGCGAGCAGTTCCATTGAGGCAACTATCTACCCGCTTCTTGGAACTGCCGCAACGGTCAACGTCAGACCAGTCAATGCAGCAGTATCAAGTACAAATCCAAATTACGCGTGCAGCGCGCTGATTACAAACTGGACACCTTTATCTGCAAGCGTTGGGGAATTACTAACTGCTCAAGTGCAATGGCCTATCTCGGGCAATATCACAAAAACAATCGTTTAACCTTCAGGGGGACATCATGGATGGATTATTAGTCAAAGTCACAATGCTAGATGGCAGCAGTGACACATACACACTCACACCGCGCATCATCGTTGAGTTTGAGCAAAAGTTTAACAAGGGACTCGGCAAGTTACTAGCCGAAGAACAAAGATTAGAACATATCTATTATTTAGGGTGGGCAGGAATGAAAGCCTCTGGCAAAGTTGTTAAGCCCTGGGGCCTCGATGCACTTGATGT